CGCGCGGCAACAACATCGTCATCGAAAAGCAGACCGCCGGCGCGTCTAAGATCGACCCGGTACTTGCGCTTTTCCATGCCACATCGGCTCTATCGCTGGCCCCGGCGCAAAACGTCATCGGGTCCGACTACGAATTGACTACGGCCTGACCTATGAGCATCAAAGTCTTCAACCTATGTCTGCTGATCGGCTGGCTGATGATCCTGGCCGGCGGCGTGGTCATTCACCCTGGCTGGGGGATCGCCATCGCCGGGGCCGTGCTCTTTGTGGGCACCCTGGCCGGCGCGTACCTTGGCGGCGTGTTTGCGCCGGCTGCGAAGCCTGACCAGGCCGCCTGATGTTCATCACGCGCATCCGCGCCGATGCAGGCGGCGACCGCTCGCCGTATGGCAGTTTCTGGTTTGAGCCGATTGGCGCGCGTACTGGTTCTGGTGTGCGCGTGACGCCTGACGCTGCCATGGCGCTGCCTGCCGTGTGGGCCTGCGTCAACGTGCTGGCCAAGAGCTTCGCCGTGATGCCGTTCAACCTGTGGGAGCCGTCCGAACTGACGCGCAAGAAGCGCACGGACCACTGGCTCTACAAACTGATCTGCAAGGCCCCGAACCGCTTTCAGTCCCCGCATGAGTGGAAGATGATGCTCATGGGCCACCTAGCCCTGCGCGGCAACTCCTTCCAGCAGATCACTGTGCGCGGCGGCGCAATCTCCGAACTGCTGCCGCTGCATCCTGACCGGATGAAGACGGAGTTGCTGGGCAACGGCAACTACCGCTACCGCTATCAGGACCAGAACGGCAAGGAAATCATCTACCTGCGCACGGAAATCTGGCACATCCGTGGCTTGAGCAATGACGGCTACATGGGCATGAGCCCGATTGAAGCGGCGCGCGAGGCCATCGGCGAAGGTCTTGCGATGCAAGCCTATTCGTCGCGCTTCTACGGCAACGATGCCAGGCCGCGCGGCGTCATCCAGTTCGATGGCAAGTTCGCTGACAAGGCGGCTCGCCAGACCTTCCGCGAATCCTGGCAGGAAACCCAGGGCGGGCGCAATGTCGGCAAGGTGGCCGTGCTTGAGAAGGGCATGACCTACCAAGAGATGAAGTTGACGAACGCGGATGCCCAGTTCCTTGAGAACCGCGCCGGCAACCTCTCCAACATCGCCCGCATCTTCGGCATCCCGCCCCACAAGATTGGCGACCTCGCCAAGAGCACGAACAACAACATCGAGCACCAGAGCATCGAGTTCTGGACCGATGCCATGCACCCGCTGGGTTGCTGCGTGGCCAGCAGCATGGAGTTCAACCTGCTGGGCCCTGACAGCGACCTTGACTGCGAATTTGACATCCGCCCGATGATGCGCGGCGACGGTGCCGCACGATCCACGCGCCTGAACCGCCTTGTACTTGGTGGCGTGCTGGTGCCTAACGAGGCGCGGGCTGAAGAGGGCTATGACCCGATGCCTGGCGGCGACGATCTGCTGCGCCCGGTGAACATGGCGACCGTCAACGAAGACGGCACCGTGGAACTTGCCGAAGCGCCTGAATCTGCCACTCCAGGCGGACCCACGCAGCCCGGCGGCGAGTCTCCAGATGGCACCGACCGCACCGGACCCGAGTCGCGCATGGTGGCGCTGCTGGCCGGCAATGCAAACCGCATGGCCCGCCGCATCGTGGCTGGCAGCTACCCGACTGCCGATGTCCTGGCTGAAGCCATGGCCGTTGACCGCATCGAAGCCCGGCGCTGGATTCAACGCGGGTGGGATGGCGTGCCCGAAGAAGAGATTGCAGCCGACCTGATGACCCTGGCCGGCGCCCCGATGATCGACCACACGGCCAGCGCGATCCGCAGCCTTGCGACGGCCATTGCAGAGCGCAAGCCGGCGCAGATCAACGTGCATCCGGCCGCAGTCACCGTGCAGCCTGCCGATGTGAATGTCACGGTGCAGCCGGCGCAAGTGAGCGTGGCGGCCCCTGAAATCACCATGCCCGCTACCGTGGTGCATGTGCCCGCGCCGAACGTGAACGTGACGGTGCAGCCCGCAGCCGTGGAAGTGCAGGCTGCTGCTGCGCCGGTGGTTACCTTGCCGGCGCCCGTGGTCAATGTGGAAGTGAAGCCATCGGCCGTCCACATTGCCCAGCAGCCGGCACCCTCTGGCGGCCAGCAGGCCCGTCCGTGGCCGACTGAAACGGTCATCAGGGTGCGCGACAAGCAAGGCCGGGCCGATGTGATCGAAACCCGTCCGATTGACGAATAGGAACCCGCCATGAGCATGTCGAACACGACAGAGAATGCCACCCTGAAGATGCACCTGCAGGGCGCCGACCCGAGCTATCGAGCTGGCGCCACGCAGTACCTGGCCCTGTTCACCGCAGACCCCGGTGAAACGGCCAGCCTTGCCGCTGAAGCGACCTACACCGGCTATGCGCGGGTTGCGCTCACCAAGGCCACGGCATGGACCGATGGCGGGTCGGCGTTCACGAATGCAGACCTGATCCAGTTCGGCGCGTGCTCTGCCGGCACGAATGCCCTGACGCACTTCGCTGTGGTGGATACGGCGAGTGGCGCGGTTGCGCAGATGATTTCCGGCGCGCTGGCGGCCACGCTCAATGTCTCTACCGGCATCCAGCCGCAGTTTGTGGCTGGCGCCCTCAGCATCGCCGCCGATTGAGCGATGGCCGGCTTCGTCAATGCGCGCGTGATGGCAGATGCCCATGATGCCGGGCAATACCTATACGCAAGCTGGCGCAAGCAGCCGACCCAGACCACTGGCGCAGGCGTCTGGTTTGACCTGAGCATGAGCCCAGGCAACCCGGCCCCGAACTACTACATCGGCTCGCCGGGCGTCTTCGTGCCGATGCGGCAAAGCACTGACGGCGGCCTTCGACATGGCGGCAATGTGAGCCCGGCAAAGAAGTTCGTGCGCAAGATCATGGCGATGACCGCCACCGCAGCGGCTGTCCCGTTGCCCATGCTTCTGTGCGACTACCTTGGCTTCTACGGCTTCATTGACGAGTCAGTGACTGACGAGCAGCCGCTTGACAACACTCAGGCCATCACGCGCTACACCGACGGCGCGGGCGTGCAGCTCATGCCGGTGGTGGTGGCGGGCCACACCGGGGGCCAGCCGTTCACGGTGAGTTACACGAACCAAAACGGAGTGGCCGGGCGCACCACTCTGTCCGTGGTGATGGGCACGCAGCTTGTCAACGGCACCATCCTGCACAGTATGCTGGCCGGTGCGAGCTACCCGCATAGCGGCCCGTTCCTGCCATTGCAGACGGGGGACTCTGGCGTGCGTTCGGTGCAGTCCGTGACCATCGGCGGCGTCGGTGACGTGGGCCTGTTCGCCTTGGTGATGGTCAAGCCGCTTGGCACCTTTGCGCTGCGCGGCATTGACGCCCCAACCGAGGTTGACTACCTCACCGGCATGGCGGCGCTTCCGCAAATCGTGGACGATGCCTATCTGAACTTTGTTGCGCTGCCGAATGGCACGCTATCCGGTGCGCCTATCAACGGCATTCTGGAAACCTGCTGGGGTTGATATGGCTGGCTTTGCATCAACTGACGACATGATCAACCAGATCAGCACGAACGGTAAGTTCTACCGTGCTGACTGGCAGAAGTCGAGCTTCGCCACCACTGCGCACACCGCCGGCCTTTGGTACAGCCTCTTCCGTGGCGGCGGCAACCCAGCGGCAGACACGATCCTTGGAACCGGCACGAACCTGGCATTTCAGGCATTGACAGATGCCACGGCGGGCGCAACCGGGATACCGCACGGCGGCAATATCGGCGGCGGCACCGGCTACAAGGTGCTGCTGAATGCCGCCGCGCAAACGGCGGCGGCCACCACCGCGCCCTGTGTGCTCATGCTGGTTGATCTGCTGGGCTTCTACCCGGTGACAAGCGTCACGACGACTGGCGCGCAGACCTTGAACAACACGGTGACCTTGCCGCGCTACACCGACGGGGCCGGGGTGCAAGCCTTCATCACGCCCAGCACCGTCATGGGCGCAGCCACTCCGAACATCACGCTCGGATACACCAACAGCGCCGGCACTGCATCGCGCGCCACGCCGGCTACGCTGCCGATTGGCAACTCCGCAGCAGCCGTGACGAGCATCGTCTACAGCGGCACCGGAACCGGCAAGTACGGTCCATTCGCCCCGCTTCAGGCTGGCGATGCTGGCATCAGGTCCGTGCAGAGCATCAACCTCTCCGTGTCCTACGTGTCTGGAGTGCTGAATCTGGTTCTGTGCAAGCCGCTGCTGACGCTGCCAATTACCACCCTTGGCGTCACGGCCGAGCGCGATCTTGTGAATCAGTTCATGAGCATGCCCAAGGTGTACGACGGTGCGTGCCTGGCCTGGCTCATGTTGGCTGGCGCCGCTACCCCGGTGGCGTCCCCGCTGTCAGGCCATCTTGAGCTTGGATGGAACTAGCGTGCTCATCGGGAACCGTTCCGTCCTGCTGAAGTCGCCGGGCCGGTTCCTGTCCGGCACGGTTGCCAGCATTGAGCGCAGCAACTTCAGCAAGCCCGGCATGCTGGCCGGACGGTTTGAATCCTTCAACAAGCTGAGCGCGGCCATACCTGGTGGCCACCTGGCACCTTCCGCATGGGCGATGCCGCGCACCGCTGGCGGCATGGCTTCAGTCAACAGCGCCATGCTGGCATCAAGCGCCACCGCTACGGCTTACGGTGGCATCACTTCTACCGGCAGCGCGAGCGTCACCTTCACGGTGTCTGACGCGGCCGGGCAACTGATTTCATCCGGCTCAGGGTCATCCACTTTCACCCTGTCCACGAACTCCCCGCTGCTGACGGCGGCCCTTGTCGGCAGCGGGTCGGCGGCTTTTGCCATCACCGCAAACACCCCGACGCTAGGGGCTCTGGCCAGCCTTGTGGGATCGTCATCCTGGGCCATCGCCGGCACCCTTACCCCATACGCCATCGGCAACATGGCCGGCACGACGGTCGATTCCACGGTGCTGACTGGCGAGGTTGTTGCAAGCGCCGTGTGGGCGAAAGCCATCGAGGCCGGGTTCACTGCAGAGCAGGTTTTGCGCATCCTGGCGGCTCACGCGGCCGGCGCTGCCACGGGTCTTGAAGGCGCGAATCCGCAGTTCACGGGCCTGGACGGCGCCACCGTTCGCATTGACGGCACCTACAGCGCAGGCACGCGCACGATTGATGCGATCAACGCCGGCTGACTATGGCAACGCAAGGCCAGTGGCAAGGCCAGTGGGCCGGGCAGTGGGCTGGAGCAACTGAGCCGGCGCCGCCTGGCGCAATGTCTGGGGCTGCCACGATCCGCATCACTGCGGCCGGCACGCTATCCACGGGCGGATCAGCGACACCCGGAGACATGGCCGGCGCGGCAGTCATCAGCATGTGGGCAAGCGGCGCTCTGATAGACGCCACTGTGTACAAGACGCGGTTCATGGGCACCGGAGACTGGCCGGGCGCCAGCATAAACCGCATGGTGCGCGAGGCGCAGCAACGCGCCGCACAAGCGCTGGAAGACGACATAGACCACGAGATGGTGTGCATCCTCTCGGCGGCCATTCTT